GCCCAGATCGCGGGGCTCGACCCCATCGGTGCCGCCATCCGCATTGGAGAGATCGCGGCGACCATCACCAAGCCGGCACCGAAGAAGACCAGCGACGCCCCCGCCCCGATCAACCCGGTCGGCGGACGCGCCGCGGCCCAGAAGGACCCCACCAAGATGAGCACCGACGAGTGGATGCGCTGGCGCAACGACCAGGCCGGCATCCGTCGCCGATAACCAACGAGGACCCTGATTCATGGCCCAGACCATTCTCACGCCGACCGAAATAACTCGGGAGGCGCAGCGTGTGCTTCACCAGAAGTTGAACTTCGTCGGCAACATCAACCGCACCTACGACGACCGATTCGCGAAGTCGGGCGCCAGGATCGGCGACACCTTGCAGATCCGCCTCCCGAACGAGTACACCGTCCGTACGGGCAAGGTGCTCAACGCGCAGGAAACCAGCGAGCAGAAGGTGGACCTGACTGTCGCCACACAGAAGGGCGTCGACGTCAACTTCTCCTCGGCTGAGCTCACCATGAGCTTGGATGACTTCTCCAAGCGCATCATCGAGCCGGCCATGTCGGTGCTCGCGGCATCCATCGAGTCGGATGCGCTCTCCATGTACAAGGACGTGTACAATGAGGTGTCCGACGTCGGCGCCACCCTGGCGCTGGCCGACGTGCTCGAGGTGTTGAAGAAGCTGACCGACAACCTCGCGCCGATGGACATGAGGACCCTGCTCCTCACCACGCGCAACAACGTCGACCTGGTGTCCGCCGCCACGACCCTCTTCAACGACCGCTCCAAGGTGGCGGAGCAGTACCGGAAGGGCCTCATTGGCAACGACTTCCTGGGCTTCGACAGCGTGTACCAGAACACGCTCCTGCCGCTGCACACCACCGGCACAGACGACGGCACCGGCGACTATTTGACGGATATCGCGGCGGGCGAAGCCGATGGTTCGGCGGGGCTGCTCAATGTAGACACGGGCGCAGGCAGCTTCGCGAAGGGCGACATCATCGAGATCGAGAGCCTGCTCGCGGTGCATCCCGAGACCAAGGTGTCCACTGGCGTCCTCAAGCAGTTCGTGGTGACCACCGCGTCCACTCCCGGCGCCGGCGGCGCCAGTCTGGCGATCAGTCCGTCGATCATCACCTCCGGAGCCCGGCAGAACGTCACCAACACGCTCGCGGACGGGAAGGCGATCTACAAGCGGGAAAGCGACAGCTCGACCGCCATCGGGAACGCGGCCGACTACTACATCGGCATCGGGTTCCACAGGGACGCCTTCGCCTTCGCGTCGGCCGACCTGCTCATGCCCAAGGGCGTCGACTTCTCGGCCCGCGAGGTCTTCGACGGCGTCTCGCTGAGGATCGTCCGCCAGTACGACATCAACAACGACAACCTTCCTTGTCGGATCGATGTGCTGTACGGCTACAAGACCATCCGGCCGCAACTCGCGTGCAGGCTCGGCTTCAACTAGGAGGACATGACGATGGCACTCCCCTCTGCACACGATGTGGAAGTTGTCGGTTCCGGCGGCACGGGCGGCAGCACTCTCGGAGAAGCGGCCACCGAGAAGATCAGCTTCTACGGCACGACCCCGATCGTGCAACGCACCGCTGCGGTCGCCACCTCGGCCGTTGGTACCGCGTCCTCGGCCGACGTCACCTCCACCCTCAAGGCGGCCGTGATCGACATCATGAACACGCTCGAGGCGCTCGGCATCTGGGCGGGCAGCGACGCGTAGCGGGTGATTCTCAACGGTGGCGCCGGGGGTTCCTGCCCCCGGCGTCCACAAGGACGGCGCATGAAAGTCGTGCTGTGCGTGCCCACGATTCGCCGACCGTATCCGCAGCTCCTCGCTGCCATCGCCGCCGCTGTGCCGCTGCTCGACGAGGCCGGCATCGAGCACGCAATGGTGTCCGAGATCGGGAACCCCTACGTCAGTCAGGCGCGCAACGTGATGCTTCGCAAGGCGCTCGACGCCAAGGCGACGCACATCGTCTTTCTGGATCACGACGTCTCATTTCGTCCGCAGGACCTCTTGAAGCTCATCCAGGCTGAGGGTGATGTGGTCGCGGGCACGTACCGATTCAAGCGCGACGTCGAGGAGTACATGGGGACCGTCTTCACCGACAAGGACGGCTTCCCGCTGGGCCGCAAGGCGGACGGTGCGCTACACGCGCAGTGGGTGCCGGCGGGGTTCCTCAAGGTCACGGACGGCGCGGTCAACCGCTTCATGGGGGCATATCCGCACCTGCTTTACGGGGTCCGCTACGCTCCCCACGTCGACCTCTTCAACCACGGCGCGCACGACGGCGTGTGGTACGGCGAGGACTATGCCTTCTCGCGCAACTGGAATGACTGCGGTGGGCGTATCTGGCTCATCCCCGACCTCTCCATCACGCACCACGGCGCGGACGGGAAGGACTACCCGGGAAGCTTCCACGAATACCTGATGCGGCGCCCCGGTGGGGCCAAGGAGGTCACCGCAGCATGAAGCGGGTCCTGCACGTCGGCTGCGCTCGGCAAGCGATGCCGAACTTTCTGGAGGGCTACAAGGAAGTGCGCATGGACATTGACCCGTCGTGTGAGCCTGACATCGTGGCGAACCTTCTGGACATGGGCGACATCGGCACGTTCGAGGCCGTGTTCGGGTGCCACGTGCTCGAGCACTTCACCGCGCCCGACGTGGCGCGCGTGCTCGCCGAGTGCCGGCGGGTGCTCAAGCCCGGCGGCTTCGCCGCGATGATCGTGCCGAACCTTGAGCACGTCCGCCCGACCCGCGACGTGGTCTATGTCTCGGAGGCCGGGCCGATCACGGGCCTGGACATGTACTACGGAAAGGAATCGTTCGTTTCCGAGAGCCCGTACATGGCGCACAAAACCGGCTTTGTGCCGGACACGCTGCGCGAAGCGTTCGCCGTGTTCGCTCCCGTCGAGGTGCGCGACATCTCCCAGTTCAATCTTCTGGCGATCGGAGTGAGGCAATGAGCACACGCAAGGCGTTCCGCGCGCTGACTGTCAGCGTGGTCGAAAAGCGGTTCCTCGGCCCGGATGAGGCCATGCCAGAGGGATGGCACGAGACGCCGGCGCAGGCGCTGGAGGCCTTCGGAGCGTATCCGGCGCCGACCATCACGGTGCAGTCTGGGCCGGAGGTTCCGGTCAAGCGCAGCCCTGACCGCCACCGGAAGGGTCGCTGATGGCGACGGCCTCCGCCATCATCCGCCGGGCCCTGCGGCTCATCGGAGCCATCGCCGCGAGCGAGACGCCCTCCGCAGCAGAGCAGGCCGATGCGCTCGAGGCGCTGAACGCGATGCTCGACGCGTGGCGGGCCTCGTCGTTGTCGGTCTACGCCCTGCGCGACGAGACGCTCACGCTCACCGGCGCGGCCTCGTACACGATCGGGGCGGGAGGCAACCTCAACACCGCCCGCCCGGTGCGGATCGAGTCCGCGTACGAGCGGATCAACGACATCGACTATCCCGTTCGCATCGCCTCGGCCGCCGCATGGTTTGGCCTCGCGGCGAAGAGCACGACCGGCGACGTCGCCGACTGGCTGTACTACGAGACCGCGTATCCGCTCGGCAGGCTCTACCTCTACCCGGTCCCGTCGACCGGCGTGTTGCACCTCGTGACGTGGGTGCCCCTCACGGCGCTCGCGGCGGCGGATGATGTGGCGCTTCCGCCCGGGTACCAAGAAGCGCTGACCTACCATCTCGCCGTGCGCCTGGCGCCCGAGTATGGCCGGCCCGTGACCGCGGAGGTCGCAGCCGTAGCGCGGGACGCCCTGGACAAGATCGGGCGCGTGAACTTCCGGCCGCCGATCATGGCCACCGGGCTCGGCGAGGGCCGGCAGTGGGACATCCGGAGCGACGAATGATGCGCGTTCCGTTCCTCGGCGGCTCGAACACCAGCCGGAGCGTGACATCCTCCGCGGAACGGACCGTCAACCTTTACCCTGCGTTGACCCCTGACGGCAAGTCGCCCATGGCGCTGTACGGCACCCCTGGGCTCGCTCGGTTCGCTGAGATGACCGCGGGAGCTGGGCGCGGGCTGCATGTGGCCGCCGGTCGCTTGTTCGCCGTGGTCGGCGGGACGCTCTACGAGATCCAGTCCACGGGAGTCGCGACGGCGCGCGGCTCGCTCGGCAGCATCACCGCCCCGGTCTCGATGGCGGACAACGGGCAGCAGCTCGTCCTGGTGGACGGGGGGAATGGGTACAGCCTCACGCTGGCGGACAACACCTTCGCAACGCTCAGCGCCCCCGAGTGGTCGGATGCGACCCACGTCGCATTCCATGACGGCTATTTCGTGCTCAACCGCCGCGCCACGGGCCAATTCCTGGTGAGCTCGCTTTACGGCACGGATGTGGACGCGCTCGACTTCGCGACCGCAGAGGGCGCACCGGATGCGCTGGCGGCGTTACTGGTAGACCACCGCGAGCTCTGGCTGTTCGGCGAGTCCTCGACAGAGGTGTGGTACAACTCCGGCGCCGCCGACTTCCCCTTCGCGCGACTTGACGGCGCGTTCCTTGAGGTGGGCTGTGTGGCGCCGTACTCGCCGGCCAAGGCTGACAATGCGGTGTTCTGGCTCTCGCAGGACAGGACCGGCCATGGTCACGTGATGCGGGCGCAGGGATACCAGCCCCAGATCGTCTCGACCCGGGCTGTGGAGCACGCGATTCAGGGCTACGGCACGATCGCCGACGCGCGCGGCTACACCTACCAGCAGGACGGACACTCGTTCTACGTGCTCACGTTCCCTTCGGCGGATCGAACGTGGGCGTACGACGCAGCAACGCAGCTGTGGCACGAGCGGATGTGGTGGGATGGCGCGGAGCATCGGCAGCGCGGCGAGTGCTACGCGTTCGCGTTCGGCCGCAACCTGGTGCTCGACCACTCGAATGGGCTGCTCTACGGCCTCGACCTCGACGTCTACACCGACGACGGCGCGACGATCCGCTCCATTCGCCGCACCCAGCACCAGCACGCCGAAGGCTCGCGGCTGTTCTGGTCGCAACTCCAAGTTGATATGGAGCCTGGGGTAGGGCTTGTTTCTGGGCAGGGATCGGACCCGCAGGCCATGCTCCGGTGGTCGGACGACGGCGGGCACACGTGGAGCTCCGAGCACTGGAGGTCGATGGGCAGGCTGGGTGAGTACCGCGCCCGCGCCCGCGCCATCTGGAGGCGGCTCGGGCAGTCGCGCGACCGGGTGTACGAGCTAGTGATCACGGATCCGGTGAAGCGCGTCATCATCGACGCGTGGGCCGATGTCGAGGTGGCTAGGTGAGCGATCTTCCTCCGCCCCCGCTGCTGGGATGGGGTGGCATCCCGCCTGTCTGGCGGCGATGGTTCACGAACCTGTTCAGCCGAGTCGGCGGGTCTACGGGTCGCATTGTGGTGATCCAGGAGGACGGATCCGGTCTGACGGCGCTCGACGAACTCGAGCAGCGCGTGATGACCGCCATCCCCGAGCGGCCGGATGTGCCGGCGCTGGAGGCGCGCATCGCAGCCCTGGAGGCCGAGGCGGCGACCCGAGCCCCAGCCCGCGAGTCCACGGGCATCGACCAGGACTACACGCCGCGGCGCTCCGAGGCTCACAGCGGGTGGAATGACATCCTGGCCGACATCGGCGCGGGGCGCGGCATCGGGGTGAACGCGCCGACCTGGACAGGCCTGCGGGACGGTCTCTATGGCTACGCGTTCGCCGCCGCGCAGATGAACGAAATCTGGCTCAACCTCCACATCACACATGATTACATGTGGGGGTCGAAGGTGTGGCCGCACGTTCACTGGACGACCGCGGGGACGGACACCGGCGTCGTGCGGTGGGGCGTCGAGTACTCCTTCGCCCGGGGCTACGGCGTGGACGCGTTCCCGGCCTCGACCACGATCTATATCGAGCAGGCCGCGAGCGGCACAGCGTACACGCACATGATCGCCGAGCCGGCCGAGGCGGACGGGATCCTACTGCCGGACGCGGAGCCGGACGGCATCATCATGTGCCGCGTCTTCCGTGACGGTGCGCACGCGGACGATACGTGCACTGACGCCGCGTTCGGATTGTTCGCGGACCTGCACTTCCAGTCAGACGGCTACTTCACCAATGAGCGCAACCGCGCCTTCACAAAGCGGAGAGTCTGAGCATGGCCCAGGTAGCGAAGCGCATCATTCCCGGCTCGCAGCTTACGGGCTCCGCGGCGACCTACTACACGGCGCCAGTCAACACGAAGTGCGTCATCAAGCGGTTGACCTTCTGCAACACGTCTAGCGACCCGTGCGCCGCGACGATCCACCTAGTCACGTCGGGCGGTAGCGCAGTGGACTCGAACACCATCACCAAAACCAAGACGCTGTATCCGGCTGAGACGTGGAGTTGTCCGGACGCTGAGGGCCACGTGCTTGAGGCCGGCGGGACCATCCAGGCGCTCGCCAGCGCGGCCACCTCGATCACGATCGTCGGCTCCGGCGTGGAGATCACCTGATGGGCGAGCTCTCCCAAGCGTCCGCGACGCTGCCTGTTCCAGGCGCGTCCCTGCGCGAGAAGATCGACGCGCTAGAGGCGCTCATGCTGCGCGAGCCGCAAGCGGAGATCGAGCCGGTCCATCGCTTCGCGCACGGCCTGTACGCTCGGGAGATCACGATCAAGGCGGGGACGCTGCTCACCGGGAAGATCCACCGGACCGAGCACCTCAACATCGTGTCGAAGGGCCGGATCATCGTGTGGACCGAGGACGGCATCAAGGAGGTCGCCGCGCCCTTCACGATGGTGTCGCGTCCAGGCACCAAGCGGGTGGGGTTCGCGCTCGAGGACACCGTGTGGACCACGATCCACGCAACGACTGAGACGGATCTCGCGAAGCTCGAGCTGGAGTTGATCGCGCCGACGCGCGCGGCGCTGGAAGGAAAGGAGACGACGCCATGTCTTGGGTAGCGGCGGCGGTGGTCGGCGGGGCCGTGATCGGGGGCGGCGCGTCCATCATAGCGGGCGAGATGCAGTCCGGCGCTGCCGGCGACGCCGCGAGGATATCGGCCGATGCGGCGCGGTATCAGACAGACGTTCAGAGGCAGATCTACGATCAGATACGTGCGGACCAAGAGCCCTGGCGCGAGACAGGCGCAGGCGCGCTGGGCCAGCTGCGCGAGCTCACCGGCATAGGCGAAACGCCCACCGAGCGGAGGCAAAGAGTGTTCGGCCCGGCCGGGCCGCCTCCTGCGCCCGGCGCAGCTCCGGGCTCCGCAGAGCTTCTGCGCCCCTTCGCGCTGTCGGACTTCGAGGCCGACCCTGGGTACGAGTTCCGCCGGGCCGAGGGCATGAGGGCCATCGAGCGCAGCGCGGCGGCGCGCGGCGGCGCGCTTTCTGGCGGCGCGCTCCGGGAGACTGAGCGCTTCGGGCAAGGGCTCGCGTCGCAGGAGTACCAAAACGCCTTCGACCGGTACAATACGGGCCAGACGAACACATTCAACCGGCTCGCTTCACTGGCCGGTGTAGGACAGACGTCGAACGCCGCTACCGGCCAGGCGGGATCGAACTTCGCCAACGCAGCCACCGGCATCAGCCAGGCTGACGCAACGAACCAAGGCAACGCGATCTTGGCCGCCGGGAACGCGAGGGCCTCGGGCTACGCAGGCGCGGGCGACGCGGTTGGAAACTCCCTGGCGATGTACCCGTTCCTGAGGAGGTGACCAGTGGCTATCAACTATGGACTCCTCGACACGACCATCCCGGCGCAGCTCGGTGCGCTGCCGGGCAACACCCTGGCGAAGTTTCTCCAGAACCGGCAGCAAGTCGAGGATCGGACGCTGGCGCGCGAGGAGGCGGGGACACGGAACGCGCTCGCGCGCATGCAGCTCACGCGGGGGGAGCGCGAAATGGCCGAGGAGGACGCCTACAAGGGCGCGCTCGCAGGCGTCCAGGGCGGCGACTACGAGGGCGCCATGCCGAGCCTGTTGCAGGCGTCTCCGACGCGCGCCCTCGCGCTCAAGAAGAGCGTGAATGAGGGGCAGCGGTCTGGCCTGGAGACCCAGATCAAGCGGTTCGAGCTCATCGACCGCGCGGCTGGCCAGTTCGCGGCGAACCCGACGCGGCAGACCGGCGTATGGGTGCTGTCGCAGCTCGCGGCGAACGGCACTCCGCCAGAAGTGATCCAGCAGATGAGCGCCAAGCTCAACTCGGTCCGGGACGAGGAACTGCCGCAGATGGCGCAGGCGTTCCTGTCGGCGACGCGGCAGGGTATGGAAGCGCAGATCGCGCAGATGTTCCCGAAGCCGGGGCAGCAGACGCCATCGACCCTTGGCAGGCTCCTGTCCGAGCGCGATTCGCTGCCCCCTGGCGACCCCCGGCGCGCCCAGTACGACCAAGCGATCGTGATGGAGACGACGCGGAAGGAGCCTACACCTTACGTGCAGTTCCTCCCCAGCGCCGAGGGGTACCTCCGCGGCAACACGCGGACGGGCCAGGTGACCCCGGTAACGGTCGGCGGTCCCCCTCCCTCGGCGGCGCCCGCGCCGGCGCCAGGGGCCGCGCCAGGGGCCGCGCCAGGTCCCGCCGCGCCTCCCGTGGCCCCTGCGCCCCCGGCGAGGCCGCCGATGCCCGCCTCCGCCGATCCCGACCTCCAGGCCCGTCTTGCCGCGGCGAGGGCGCGCGGCACCGCCGAAGGCGAGGCGGCGGGCAAGGCCCAGGGCGACCTTCCGAGGGCCACGGCGCAGGCTGACGAGCTCCTCCAGCTCACTGAAGAGCTACTCGCCCACCCAGGCCTCGGGCAGGCCGTAGGCACGAGTTCGGTGCTCGGGGTGCAGAAGATACCTGGCACGGACGCGCGCGACTTCTCGATCCGGCTCGAACAGATCCGCGGGAAGCAATTTCTCGAGGCGTTCCAGGCGCTCAAGGGCAGCGGCGCGATCACCGAGACGGAGGGCAAGAAGGCGACCGAGGCTATCGCGCGCATGGACACCTCGAGTTCAGAGCCGGAATTCAAGCGGGCGGTGCGCGACTTCCAGGGGGTGGTACGCGCCGGCCTACAGCGCACGAAGGCGCGCGCTGGCGAGGGCAAGTCACCGCCGCAGGGCGCAGACACCATGCCCCCGCCCGCCGAGCACACGGGGCGCATCATCCGCGACTCGTCCACCGGTGTGCGCTACCGCTCGGACGGGAGCAGCTGGGTGAGGGTGCAGTGATGGCGCGCTTCGTGTTCGAGGACGAGACGCCCGCGCCGGCTTCGCGCTTCGTGTTCGAGGACACAGGCGAGGCGCCGCCACCCAAGATCAGCGGCGTCGAGTCGGCCCTCCGCAGCGGCTACCAGGGGCTCACGCTCGGCTGGGGCGAGGAGCTCGATGCTGGTTTGGCCGCGGCGCTGCCGTTCCTCGATCGCGCTGCCACCGCGCCGGCCCAGAAGGGCGACCCGGACACGCTGGGTGGGCGCTACCAGCGGGCCCTGGAGCGCTATCGCGGCAGGTACGCAGCGGCGAGGGAAGCGAACCCGACGACCTCTCAGGCGGCAGAGCTCATCGGCGCAGCCGTGCCGGCGCTGGCCACGGCCGGCGGCAGCGCGGCGGCGCAAGGCGCTGGGCTCGGCACGCGCATGCTGGCGGGGGCGAGGGCCGCCGCGCCTCTTGGGGCCGTTTACGGTGCCGGTGCGTCCGAGGCCGATGACATGGTCGGCGTGGCCCAAGACGCGGCGCTCGGCGGGTTGGCTGCGGGTGCCCTGGGTGGAGCTGCTCCGGCCATCGGGTCAGCCCTCGGCCGCGCCGGGGGCGCGCTAAAACGCCTTGCGTCAAGACCCGCACCAGCAGCGGCGCAGGGCGGAGCGGCGAACGCGGGGAGCGCTTCGACGATCATCGTCCGTCCGCCGAAGAGGACCATCACGGAGCGCGTGATGATGGAGCCCGAGCCGATCCCGGAGTCTCGATTTCTCTTGGAGCGCGGCGCGCGGCTCACAAAGGGCATGTACGACCCGAAGTCCGGGCGCTCCCTGGTGGAGCTCGCTACCACCTCGCGCCCCGGGTCGGGACCGCTCATCCTGAAACAGCGCGCCCAGGCGCTCGATGACGCGATGGACCTCGCCTTCAAAGAGGCCGTGCCGCCGGGCGCTCAGGTGAAGCTGGCCGGCGACATCAACGCGAAATATTCGGCCCTCAAGGACGCATGGGACGCGTCGTACGACGCGATCCGCAACACGGGAGAACTGATCTATCCGGCCATCCACGACGGCAAGGGCGGGGCGGCGCTGCGCGGCACGTCCAAGGCTCCGGGCGTCCTAGATCGGGTCATCGGGGACGCGGGCGAGATCTGGGACCGTGAGAGCAGGGCGATCGCAAAGCGCTTCGTGGACAACGAGATGTCCCGCCTTCCGACGCCCAAGGGCGCGTTGGGTCGGGTCGATCTCGGGGACATGCTCAAGGTGCTGTCGAAGGTGAAAGAGAAGGGCCGAGAGGCACTGCGCGCGGAGAAGTACGACCTGCATCAGATCATGGGCCGGGTGCAGGAAGCGATCGAGCAAACCGTGGAATCGCAGGCGTCCCCGGAAACCTCCGCAGCACTCAAGGCCCTGAATGGCAAGTACCGCGACTTCAAGGTCATCGAGGACATGGTGGTGAGGGCCGGCGACTCTCCAGCCGGCGTGACGCCCTCGCGTCTTTCCGCTGCCGTCAAGGCTGCGGAACCGAGCCGAAGCCGGTACGCGGCTGGCGGGGGCGGCCCGCTGCGCGAGCTCTCGCAGGCCATCGGCACCGTGTTCGACGAGTCGGCATCCCCGAGGACTGGCGCCCGGCTCCTCGCTGCTGCGCCCAGCTGGGCGCACTCCGGGCTCATCGGGCCGACGATCTACCTGCGCAACGCAGCGGCGGCGCGCGCCGCAGGCGGAAGCGCGAGCGGTGGCGCTTCGATGCTCGGCCGCGTCGGTAACGTGACCGCGAACAAGCTCAACACGCTCGGCGGGGCCACTGCGGATGCTGGACCCGCCTCAGCCATCACGTTGAGCCCACGCATCGCCGCCCTCCTCAAGGCGCTGCGCGGCCGGCCCGGGGTCGCTCCCGCAGCTGCCGAGGAGGAGGATCGGTGACCCACGAGCACGCCCAGAACGTCCAGGCGACCACGATTCGGATAAGCCACCGACGCACCGCGCGAGCCTACCATGCCTGACGCCATGCCCGCCGATCGCGCGGAGTTCCCGCGCTCACCCGTGCCGCGCTGGAGGTACGAGCAGAGGCGCCTCGTGCTCCAGCGGGTCCGCTCGACGGACCAGGGCACGGCCGGCGCTCTCTTGCGCGCGGACGGTTCTCGGCTCGCGTGGACGATGGAGCTTCCCTGGAGGCAGAACCGCCCGCGCGTCTCCTCGATCCCTCCCGGCCTGCCTCCCCCCGGCGAGTACGTGTGCCGCATGCGGCGCTCGCCGAAGTTCGGGCCGGTCTACGAGGTGACGGGCGTCCCGGGTCGATCCTCGATCCTCATCCACACTGGCAACTGGGCGGGAGACGTCTCGAGGGGCTACCGCTCACATGTCCTCGGGTGCGTGGTGCTCGGCCTCCAGCGCGGGCGCCGAGAGGGGCAACTCGCGGTGATGGTCTCGCGTCCGGCGGTGACCCGACTCGAGCGAGAGATGCAGCGTCAGCCGTTCACCTTGGAGATTCGACCATCATGGGCTTCCTCGACATCATCGGCTCAGTCCTGACCGGAGGGCTCGGCGGCATCGTCGGCGCCGGCACCGCGATCGCTGGCAAGGTCATCGACCTCAAGATCAAGGACAAGGAGATCGAGGTACGTCGCCTCGACCATGCTCACGAGCTGTCCATGCGCGACAAGGACATGGCCCAGGCGCGGCTCGAGTCAGAGACGCAGCTCGAGGTGACCAAGATCGACGCGGACAGCGCGGCGGCCCAGGCTGACCTCGGCGCGCTCGCGGCGGCGGTGCAGGCGGACCGGGCGACCTACGGCGACTCCACGCTTGGGCGGATCGTCGACTTCGCCCGCGGGACTGTTCGGCCGGTGCTCACGGCATGGGCCTCAGTGTTGGTCTCGTTCGTCACGTGGCAGGCGTTCGTCGAGCTGCGCGGGCAGCCGCTCGGGCCGGAGCGCTCCATGGCGCTCGTGAATGACGCGATGTTTCTGGCTGGCTTGGCGATCGCCTACTGGTTCGGATCGCGGCCGAACAGGGGGCGGTGATGCCGCCCGGCGTCCTTGAGCACGTGGTCCCGGTAGGCTGGATCGTCATCGCCGTAGCCGGCCTGTTGGCGGCGCTAGTTGCGGCGGGCTGGGCAGTCCTGCGAGGGCTCCGCACCCTCTTCTTGGAGGGGTTCGAGTCGGCCATCCACTCAGAGCAGTTCGAATCGCGAGTCACCAAGATCGTCGGCGCGGCGTTCACTGGATACACCGATCCGCTTGCCCGGGCCGTGTCGGACATCGAGCTCCGGCAGCGAGACCATGGGAGGAGACTGGGCGCACTAGAGCAGGACATGGCGGGGCTCAAGGGCAGGCTGCACACCACCAGGGGCTCGGACATCACGTGAATATGGACATCCCGCGCATGATCGGATTCACGCTCATCCTCCTCATCCTCATCGTCATCGCGGTCGAGGTCGCCATGTGGCGGCGGTTCCGCGAGATCAAGGCGATGTTCGCCACGGCGCTCAACGTCGGAGCCTCACTCGATGGCGCCGTCGTGTCGATCCGCAAGGCCGGCGAGGACACGTCGGCGCGGGTCACGCAGCTCTCGGGGCGCGTGGACCAACTCGACGGCGAGGTTCGCCGGCTCGGCCTCTTTCATCCCCTCGGGCACCCGCTACCGAAGCAGGAGGTCTGACCGCATGGCATTGCTACTGCCGCAGGGCAAACAGGCGTACACCGACAGCGCTGGGGATCCCCTCGCGGGAGGCCTACTGTACACGTACGCCGCGGGCACCAGCACGCCCCTGGCGACCTACTCTGATCAGGCCGGCGCCACCCCCAACGCCAACCCGGTGGTGTTGGACGCTCGCGGCGAAGCCACGGTGTTTTGGTCGGAGTCCAGCTACAAGGTGGTGCTGCACGACTCGGCCGACGCGCCGATCTGGACACAGGACAACGTTGGTCCCGAGGCAGTCACCGCCGCCGGCGCATCCACCGCGCGCGGTCTGGCCGCTTGGCTAGGCGCAGCGAAGGGCTGGCGCTCCCCAGCTGAGTGGGGCGACCACACCGCGCTGACCGGCGCTCACCTGGCGAGCGCAGCCGCGCAGGCGGTGACGGACGGGGTCGGCCTCCTCATCGCGCATCCGGTCACCATCAGCACCGCGATCGATCTCGGCACGGTCCCGGTCCGCTTCGAGGGTCGCGGCCGAGTCGTCCGCTCCGGCTCGGGCACACTCACAGGCACCGGGCCGCTCACCGCGCCGATTGGGCAGATTTTCGAGGGGTGGAGCGCGGGGCTCACGTTCGCCTGGCAGGTAGAGCACGTCGTGCCGCAGTGGTGGGGGGCGGTCGGCAATTGGACGGGCTCGACGGGCGCGGACGACACGGTGCCGATTCAGGCAGCGTGCGATGCTGCTGCGGCTGCACTCGACCCGGCAACCTACGGCGCAGGCTCCCCCGCGTTCGGCTCGCCACGGGTCCATTTCCCGGCCGGGTATTACCGAATCACGAGCCCGGTCACCGTCTCTGGGGCCGTGACGGTGACAGGCGATCCAGGCACGTCGTTTGGTGGGTCACGCATCGTACAAGTCACGGACCACGTTCACCTGTTTGTAGTGGGGCCTGCGAACGATGGCTCTTCGGCCGCGGTAGAGTTCCGCGACTTGACGTTGAGGCAGACAGCGGCCTCCATCACCGCTGGAACATCTTTGGTGCATATCCCAGCCACGACCACGGGCGCGAACTCGATTTACTTCCGAAACATTTGGTTCCAATCGCCAGAGGACTACGCGATCAACGCCGAGCGCGGCGACGATATCCAGATCACTGACTGTACGTTCGACGTGTCGGCGGCCAGGTCCATCCGTCTAGGCTCCGCTGGAGCCGCAGTTACGAACGCGGTAATCTCTAGGAATACCTTCTATAAGATCGGGCTTGGGTTGGTCGATGTTTTGAACGCGGAACGTGTGGTTTTCGCGGAAAACCGGGTTTATGGCAACTCCACTACCCAAATCCCGTATGCGATCAACGCGACTACGACCAGCCCGGTCACCGCGACTGAGATAGTCATTTCGGCAAATACGTTCTATTACACGAACGCGATCATCAAAACCACCAAATCACACGCCGTGGTGGTGGGGAACACCGCAAAGAAGGCAACCGACACGCTGATTCAGTTCGGTGGCGGAGGCATTCTCTACGGGAACGTGGTGGCTGGCAACTCGTTCTGGGGTGCGTTCGGCGCGAGCGCAGTCATAGACGCGACGGGGACCGGGATCCAGGCGAGCGCGATCACGGGCAATGCGTTTTTCGGCTCGGATCCGTCCGGCACGTCTACTCTCGGCATCAACCTGCCTGACAGCCGGTCACAGTTCAACCGGGTAGAGGCCAACGCCTTCGTTTCATTCACCACCGATCAGACCTTGTACAGCAACTCGGTGGCGCCGCTCGTCGCCGCCGGAGATATATACCTGGGGACCGGGCCGCGCATCATCCCGGGTTCGGGCGCTCCGTCCGCCGATGCGCCGATCGGTAGCGTCTACCTGCGCACGGACGGTACCGGGCGACCGCAGCTCTACTCCAAGCGCGTGGCGGGATCGGGTGCTGGCAATTGGGTTCTCTCGTCAGCGCTTCCAGTGGCATCCGCCGACAACGGCGACGCTAACGCTACACTGACCGTGGGCTCCAATGCCCCAATACAGCGCTGGGCCACCACGTTAACTGCGAACCGTACAGTGACGCTTTCCACCACGGGGGCCGCGAATGGCGACGCCTGGCGCATCGTCCGCACGGGCCTCGGCGCCTTCACGCTTGACGTCGGCGGACTCAAGACGATCCCGAGCGCAACGGCGGCATTTGTGGACGTGACTTACACTGGCAGCGCCTGGATACTGACCGGCTACGGGACTCTGTAGCCCCGCCCGCGTCCCGGATCCACGCCGAGGGGGCTACTCCTCCTCGCTGCGGAGGCACACGCCCGAGCGGGAGACGGTCAGGAGTGGTGAGGGCTGGCCGCCGTGCTCACGGACGTACGCGGCAGCCGCAGCGGTACAGGGCACGGTCGCCCAGCCCTGCGTGAGCTCGAAAGCGGCGGCCGCAGGCCCCGGGCCGAGGTACCGGCGGGCATCATCCGCGGCCGTCTTGTGGTTGGTCCCGACTCCATACACCGTGCGGGTGTCGATCTGGATCGCTGCGTAGTGGGTCGTGGTCGTCATGGTCTCTCCGTGGGGGTGGGCTACTGACCCTCTGCGTAGGTCGGCCCTAGGTGGCAGAGGCCCTCGTGCCGGCCAAAGGTCGCCTGGCAGTACTCCTCGCCGCGGTCGTTGCGGGGCCACTCGCGCGCCGCGCGGAGCCGATCCTCGCAAGCGGTGCAGACGTCGAGCCTCTGGCCGCTCGGCGTGGTCCAGGTCACGACTTTGTGCGTGTGCGTGGTCGTCATGGTCGTCTCTCCGTGGGGGTGGGGCGCCCCGTGATGGCGGCGCCCGGGCGGGGTTACGGGCGCATCTCCCACACCCAGGCGACCGCCCCGGACCGGACGTGGACGTCGAACGCGCGCTTGCCGGCCAGCCCCTCGCGCACAGCGTCGTCGAGGGTGGAGTACGTGCGCGGCAGGGGGCCGTTCGGGAAAATCCGGAGCGTCACCATGTAGGTCTCGATCTTCGCGGTCTCGTTTGCGTTCGTCATGATGAGATACTACCCCCTCCATCGTGTGCCGTCAACACCCGGCGGACTATTTCTCGGGTTGGCCCGAAAGGGCCAGCGCCCGGACCGCACGCGTGAGCCACGGCGGCAGAGGGTCGCGGATCGCGTAGTACCACCTCCGGTCCGAGGGCTCGCGGTACGACACGACCCGGAGACCAGCGGCGCGGAGTCCGGCTAGAACGCGCTCAACCCCGCGCTGCGGTAGCGCCAGCTCGCTGACGAGGTCGGCCAGGCCGCGAGGGCGCTCCCGGATCAGGCCGGCTGCGTGGATGCCACGGCGGAGGATCTCGTGCTGCGGGACGGAGGGCATGCGGACAGTGTACGCGCTCTGTGGAGGTACGTCTACCGTGATTCGAGGCCTTCTCACCGCCGCGCGTGGGCGGAGAGGGGGCGGCTGCGCTATACCTGCGCTACCGGAGCCGCGTCGGTCGCCTCCGGTCGCCCGAACGTGGCAGCGGGCGCGCGTAAGCGGTTGTTTCGTCGTCACCCGTCGCGGCCCGTCGCCCCTCCGACAGCCCTCGGCTTACAGGGCGGCTCCGGCATTTCTGCCCTGTTTCCGCGTAGTTGACTTGGCGGGCTCGGTCGAGCCTGCGCTATCCTGCGCTATGGTCGCTACCGGGGCGTCACCGCCAGCGAGATCCACGGCCAGGGCGGAGTGGACGCCAGGCGCCCAGAAGTCGGGCGCGAGGTGGGCGTACCGCTCCGTCACCGCGATCGAGGAGTGCCCCAAGAGCTTCTGGAGCTCGCGCAGCGGGCGCCCCGACATGGCCCAGTGGGACGCAAAGGTGTGACGGGTCGCCTCGTACCAACCGAGGCCCTCGCGCGCGAGCCCGAGGCCCTCCAGCGCGGCTTGGAGGAGCGGCCCCGGGGTGCCCTTGTCGATCTTGCTCCCGTCCTTCCGGAGCGGCGGGACCACTCGCCCCGGCCCGGGGTGGCGCAGGCGCCACGCTTGGAGCACGGGCAGGAGAGGATCGAGGATCGGCACGGCTCGCGGCTCGCGGTCCTTCACCGGCCCTTTCACCGACTCGCGCACCAGGATGCGCCGAGCGAGGAGGTCCACGGAGATCCAGCGCAAGGCGAACACCTCGCCGGTCCGGAGCCCCGCCAGCGCGCCGATCGCGTAGGCGATCGACAGCGGCTCCTCAAGGGCGAGGTAGACGCGGCGGACGTCGGCGAGCTGCTCGACGAACGGCGTGGTCTCCGGGTCGTGGTCCGAGCGCATGAGACGCAGCAAGCTCTTGGGGAGGTGGCGGGCTGGGTTGCGGGCCGCCATGCCGCGCTCAAGCAGATCCTCGTAGAGCGACGACAGCACGGCGACGACCACGCGGATCGTCGCCGGCGCGAGCTCACCCCGCTTCGCCTCCACGAGCGCGCGGAGGATGGCGGTGTCCACCTCGTCAGGCCGGAGGCGCCCGAGCGCCGGGGCGAGGTGCTTGTGCCAGCGGTAGCCGTCCTCGGCGCCAGCGGCGTGGGTGAGCTTCCGGCGCTCGAGCCAGGGGCCGGCGAGATCGGCGAGTTGAGGCGTGAGGCGCGGATCCGCTGCAACGCCAAGGCGGCGGTGGATCTTCTCGGCGCGGATGAGCGCGGCGCGAGCCTCGGCCTCGCTTTTGGTCCGGAACCCGGACTCATAGACCGCGGTGGAGCCTCGCCCGATGCGCAGGGCGTAGCCATTCCCCTCCCGGATGATGGTCCCCGAGCCCTTCGGTCGTCGGCGCATGGCCGCGGAGCCTACCGCGGCGGCGAGCGCGGCGGCCACCTGACCATCCGTACCCCGCCAGCCTGGACGGGCTCGAGGCGCCCGTCCTTGAGCCAGCGCTGGACCGCGCGAGGCGTGACGCCCAGCCGAGCGGCGGCATCGTGGATCGTGACCTGGGGATCGTTCGCGGCCCGCAGCCTGGCAAGCTCGGCGACGAGGGGAGCCACGGCGCGCGCAACGGCCGACTCGACCGCGGCGGCGATGAGACCCTCCAGGCTCGCCCCCGGGACGCTCACCCGAGCTGCCTCGCGAGCGTGGCGCGCTCGGCCAGGCTCATCGCTTGGTCTCCTGCGGCGCATCCACCGCGCGGCGCACCCTCACCGTCTCCTGCTCCAGGGCGACCCGGTAGCGGCTAGGGTCCCGGTCGTTGTCGACGACCCTCCGCGAGCCGTACACCTCGCCAATGGACCGGATCCGGCGCGCGACGCGGCGGGCCTCCACGATGTTCTCGGCCTCGATCGTGTACTCGGCCACCAGGATCGCGGTGTATCTCATCGCTTGGTCTCCCGAGGGGAGCGGCGACGCGACCACACGCGACCGCGCTTCGGCCAGAAGGGCCCGTCACAGCCGCGCGGTACGTGCCGCTCCGGGCGCTGGAGGATGTCGAGCAGGGTCCACAGCCGGGACTCGAGCACGGCCACCCGGCGGCGGAGGCGCGCGACGTCCATCTCTTCGACGATGGCTGCGCGGATCATCGCGTCCTCGACCTGGGGGAGGGAGAGGGGCAGCGCGACTCGGACGCCTCCTTGAGCCGTCGCAGCGCTCGGCAGACCGGGCAGTCCGGGTCTCGACGGAGGCCGGGGGGCGGGGCCTCGCATCCTACGCGCTCGGTTGCGGTCGCGACGCCTTCGAGGGCGATCAGGTACTCGCGCTCGCGGGCGCTCAACATGCGCCAGTTGCCGTCATCGGGCCTCGTCCTAGTTGTCATCGCCTCCCCTTTCTCCCGGTCCGGCCCGGGGAGAGACGGGCCAGCGCGCGGTCGAGCGCGCGTAGCATCTCCCAGTCACCGCCGTTGACGAGCAGATCGCCGGGCGACTCCGGGTCCTCGTAGACCAGTTTGCGCGCCGCCCTCACCGCCGCGAGCAGCGACCGGAGCTCTCGCCGGGCCGCGTCCCACTCATCCCGCGTGACGCCCCAGTCCACTGGGGCTAGGGAGGCGATGCGGACCAGTGCCGGCGCGATCGTCGGCTTGCTCACAGGCACCCCCACGCGATGACGAGGTCCCGGATCAGGTCGCGGATGAATCGGACGAGCGCGGCGATCATTGCGCGGCCCTCCAGTCGTTATGGAGGCGCACGAAGAACTGCGGCGACACGCCGAACGCGCGCCCCAGCTTCCCGGCCAATTCGTCGTCCATCACAATGTTGCGCTCGCGGCGGCAAGCCAGGAACATATCCACACACAGGTGGTTGATGCCGTAGTCGGACGCGGGCCCCATGCGCCGGGCCACGTCCTCAACCGTCCAGCCTCGGGCCCGCATCTCCTCCTCGATCACGTCGGCGCACGGCGAGGAATCGGGCTGCTCCAGCGGGAGGCCGAGGTCGCGCAGGTTCGTCACGTCGCGCCTCCCTTCTCCGGCTCGGGAGCGGACGAGACCGGCGTCCCTGCGGGCTGTGGGGTGGGCCAGAGGTGGCGGGTGACGTCCTCCACCCCGTAGAACTCGGGCTCCTGGTGCGTCTCCTTGAGCCACGCCGCGAACACAGCATTCAGGCGGTCGCTCAGGTCGGCGGCCTCGGCCCCCTCCTCTGAGTCCGCGGGCGGGTACTCGTAGCCGGCCAGCCACTCCTCGGCCGCCTCGCCAGCCTCTTCTGTCGCTTCTTCGCGCAGGTGCTCGATCAGGCTATACACGTTGATCCGCGCGACGAACGGCACGCAGCGCCCGACATAGAACGTGCTTCCGGGCCCGAGCATGCCGTCCAGTTCGAGCGGGGCACCGGAGATAGCCTCCTCCTTGCTGGCGTAGCTGCCGTAGAATGCCTCTTCCGTCCCCACGCACCATCGGTCAGGCTTCATGCGGCTCCTCCTCCTCCTTCGTCGGGGTGGGCGCTGCCGGGGAGCAGACGTGCTCGCGGTTTCCGCCGTTCCACTCGTCGTCGCCCCACTCGGCGCGGCACCGGATGCAAACCCACGATCCGCCGCAACAGAAGTCGCACGGGTGTGCGCGCTCGGCGTTGTGACGGAAGCCGATCGTCTCGTCGCCAGCGAGGTCGAGGCCCTCCTTCTCGGCCCATGCGCGGTCAGCGTCCCCCGGAGCGGCGGCCGGAGCCGGGGACTCCTGAGAAAGGGCGGCGCGAACCTTATCGAGCGCTTCGGAGTCCGTGCGGCCCTCGCCCTTTGCGCAGTGGTTACCTTGCGTGAAAAGCCAGAACGTGTGCGCCTCGCCGCCCTGCCGGTAGTCGTTGTGGATCGCGACCACCCAGCCGGCGGCGCGCAGATCATCAGGGAGCGCCTCCCGCAGCGCCCTCTCCCTCTCTTCGGACCGGGCCAGGGCGGCGCGGAGGCCCGCCAGTAGTCGATCCTTGCCGGGGGCAGGTCGGCAGCCGCAGAACGTGCATGGGCATCCGTGGTGACACGTGCAGGTGCATGTCTCATCCATTGTCGTCTCCGGGAGCGGCGGGTGGAGGGTCCATCGGCGCATGACACATGCAGTTCGGATCGCCAGCCGGACAGCGCGGGGCGACAGGGGCGGAGGAGAGCAGGCGCACCAGCACCTTGCGTGCCGTGGTGCGCACTAGCCAGTCGTCTCGCTCGGCGCCCCGCAGCGTCAGCCCCTCCAATCCGGCCACTTCCGTGAACACGACGCGCCGCAGGACGCGGCACGCCTCCTCGATCGTCGCCCCGCGCGCCTCGCTCAGCTCGCGGCGCAGGCGCTCCTCGACAACCACCAGGCCGTCGCGCGCAGCGGCGCGTTCCCGGGCAGCCTGTAGCGCCTCGTCCCGCTCCCGGCGCAGGGATGCGGCGGCGTCCTTGGCGGCCAGATAGTCCTGATCCTTTTCGGCGATGATGCCGGCGAGCTCTGCGATCTGCTCGTGGGCCTCGTCCCGCTCCCGTCCCAGCTCCTCCTCTCGGGAGAGGGAGGCCCGCATCGAGTCGCACATGCGGTCGTACTCTCGCCGCGCCGACATGGACCTCCAGTGATCGCGAGCGTCGGGCGTCTCCTCGCCGTGGCTCTCGCGCACAAGCAGGGCCAGCGCATGGATGATCTGACCGTCCACTTCCGGGATCCGCGGGAAGGCCGGGCGCCTCGCCGGCCGCTCGGAGTTTGCGCCGAGTTTGACCTCGGCCTCCACGGCGGGCGCGCTCGGCGAGGGCTCGAACCACGCGGTCGGCGAGAACCACACGCACGCGGTCGCGGTGTGCCGGCAGATAGCCCCCGCGTTCTCTTCGACACGGCGGCCGGTAGCGGTCAGGAGACCGTAGGCGCCGCATGCGCACGTCTGTGTGACGGCGGTTGTCATCGGGTCTCCTGTCCAAGGGCAGCGCGGGCGCGCGCGGCGTGAATGGCGCACTTGAAGGTGGCGCTGACCATCGGTCCGCCCGGGATGCACTCGCCGCACGCGTGATCCCAGAGCAGGCCCTCGGGGTAGGGGCGGAACACGGCCGGATCGCCACGCTCGATGTCGTAGCCTCGGTGTCTCCGTACTTGGCTTTCGGCCTCCATGAGGACCCATCGGTCGGCCAGTTCCAGCGCCCGCTCTGCGGCTGAGAGGCGGTCGAGGAGCGTCATCACCGTCAGGCCGGCTGGCGTCTCGCCCAGGGCTACCGCCATCCTCTTCGCCTCCATCACTTCGGGGTCCACCGGGGCCGCTCTATCGTCGGTTCGCTCGCTCATGTCTCTCGCCTCCCCTCCGCCTCGCGGGACTCCGCCCATTCCGGAGCCGCCTCCGCCCACGTCCGATCGTTCTCGTAGACGCGGACGTTCACGAGTTGGAAAGCCATCGTGGATTCGCGTCGCATGAAGCGGAGCGCCTCACACAAGTACGCCACGATGTTCTCTACGGTCGGCTGCGCCAACACAGCCTCCGCGCCGCCGTGCTCCGCGAGCTCGTTCAGGTATCGATGGTCGAGGCGCGCGATCACGGGGCCCATGCAGACATCCAGATCACCCGTGTCGATGACGAGTCCGTTCCCGAGTGGCCCGGCGACCGTGATCTCTACCGCGTAGGTGTGGCCATGCAAGCGGCTGCACCTGTGGCGCTCCCCGAGGCCAATGAGCCGATGCGCCGCTGAGAACGTATACCTGCGAGTCAACCTGATCACGCAACCCTCCCAAAGAGCCCTTGCTGAACAGGGCGCCCGATCCATCTCTCGGCGCTCTGTTGAAACTCGATGCGCTCCGCCAGTACGAGAGCTCGCACCGCCTTGCTCGGCGGCTGGTAGGCCCCCGACCACGCCGCATCGATCCCGATGTTCCGCGCTATGTTCGTGCTGTCCGCGCTGGCGAACGGCAGCCGCGCGAAGAGTTCGGCGTCCAGCATCCGGAGTCCGTGCAGTTTCACCCGCGGGCGACCCTCCTCGTCACACACGACGCGCATGGCCTCATTCATCCGGGACCACCAGGCGACCGACCCGGGATCCGAGTAGGCGCCCGAGCTGCCGAAGGCGACGCGCGGCCAGTCGGCGGCGAGACGCGCGAGGCGGTCCATGCTCTCGTGCAGGTGCCACACCGGAACGCCGAAGCGGCCATGCGGCCACTCCGTAAGCAGGGCGTCGTTCGCGGCCTCGTCGCCATCGATCACGTCGGGCACGATCGCGAAGTCGCAGGCGGGGTGCCGCAGAAGATCGCCAACCCACTCGTAGTACGGCGCCCAATCCGCGATCGGTTTGCCGCTGCGCCACGCACCGAAGGCCCCGTTGTCGAGGGCGAAGGACTGGCACAGCGAGGCGGCGATCCCGATCTGCCGCGAGTCGGACCACGACACGAACGCGTGCCGCCCGCGCAGCACCTCGGCTGCGACGCTCTCTGGCGTGATCGGCGTGCCGTGGAACGGAATCACCGCGATGCCTCGCGGGACTCCGCGCGGCGCATGTCCTCGACCTTCGCCAGTCGGCGCGACAGCACTCTCGCGGCCTCGGGCATCCCGCGCTCCACGCAATAAGCAGCCAGGCTGCGCAGCGTGGGCGGACACCCGGCGTGGACGCTGACGGCGCTCCGTTCGTCGTGGTGCGCGAAACAGAGCATCACCACGCACTCCAAGCGATCGGCCCGGAGGATATGGTGCATGTGCAGCAAATCCCGGGATCCGCACTCGACACACTTGCGCCCGTCCCGCTCCATCGCCAGCGCCCGAAGCTCGGAGCGGCTCAGCCCCGGTTCCTGCGCCTTGGTCCGCCCCTCCCTCGGGATGCGCCGGGGCTTCCGGAGGAGACGCTTGGCCGGCTCCGAGATGCGCGGCGGCGCATGCTCGGCGGCCCAGGTCGCAACCGCTTTCAGATCTCGGTTCATCGCATCCTCAGGTGAATCCCCGCCACCCGGCTCACCGCCCGACTCCGAGACAGGGGGAGGGCTCGGGCGAGCGATGCGGCCGGGCGGCGGGAAGGGGGGGTCAGAAGGACAGTCCCGCGTCGGCCTGTTTCATGGCCTCCTGGAAGAGCATCACGTCGGCGTCGGTGAGTTGCCCGGCGCTATCCTTCTTCGTGACGTTCTTGATCTCGGCGTGGATGTCCTCCTTCGACATGCCCATTTGCGCGCCAATGGCCAGGATGCGCTGATAGGCGGAGGCGGTCTGCTCAGGCCCGGCGGTCCCACTCTTCGCGTTCGCGCGCCTGCCGATCTCCGCATCGATGGCGGCGAGCTGGGCCTGGGTCTTCGCGTGATACTTGGACTTCTCGGGGTCCTTGAGGTCGCGGTCGAAGGCGCCGCGATACCACTTGAGGTCCTCGTCCGTGAGCTCGGGTATCGTCTTCCCTTTGGCTCGCCCGAACTTGATCTCGCCGAGCGAGGCGTCGGCCGAGGAGCCCCCGCCCTTCGAGCCGCTGCGGTAGCTGACCTGCTGGGTCTCGCCGCGCCTGATGCCCAGGGACTCGAGGCGCTCCCACGTGAGGTTCCGCACACCCAGGAGCCTCGTCACCGCGTTCACGAGCATGTTGCTGTACGCGGCCTTCATGATGTTCCCCTCGTCGATCTCCGAGAGGGGCCGCCCCTCCTTCGTCTCCGTGCCGAGGAAGGTGTCGCGCGAGGAGCACGTCCCGATGGCGCGCATGGAGTCCCAGCCGCCGGGCAGCGTGGCCGTGCACTCGTAGAGCCACAGATAGTACGTTCCCTTGTCGTCGGCGCTGACGATCTTCTCCTTGGCCAGGTCCGAGACCGCTACGGCGCAGCGGCGCGCCATGACCTCGGCGGCCGGCGCGGTCGGCCAAGGCTTGTCGCCCTGGGAGACCCACTGCCCCGCGTGCGTGGAGCGGATCGCCACCTCCAGCACGCGCTCGAGGAGCTTGTTCCGTTGCTCGATGATGACCAACGGGTCGATGTCCGGCCGGGTGATAGAGCCTTCGGGCCGCACCTCCACGGTGCGCGCCGAGGCCGGGATAACGTCGGTGTTCCGTCCTGTGGTTGCCATGGTTTCTCCGGGCCGGCTCACTGCGCCGCGCTCCGAGGGGTTGCGACGTACGTGCGCTGCCAGTACGACGTTGCCTTCATCTGAAACGCCTTCTTCTCCACGTGCTTCGCCTTCACGAGGTAATCCCCGACCATCACTTCCTCGGCCTCTGGAAGCATCGTCTTGAGGCGCTTGTCGATGCTCTCGATCTCGCTCTTGGCGGGCGCCAGTTCCTGCCGGCGCGCGATGAGCGCCATCGCTTCCGCGTCATCAAAGAAGCGCACCCCTGGCCCCATGGCTCGGTTCGGCATGCAGACGTGCGCGAAGGCGCACTTGCCGCACTCGTCGGACTCGGACCGGGGAAGGGGCTCGTTCGCCTTCACCGCATCCCGGATGCGCTCGGCCTTGGCCAGCAAGGCGTCGATGTGCGGCTGGTCTCGCGGGCAGTCGATGAACTGGATCTGCCCCGACGTCTTGTTCATGAGGGCGAAGACGCCTGCGGGCGCGTCGTCGAAGTGGATGTACAGCTGGAGTTGGGAGTAGTACTTGCGGATCCACTTCTGCGGGCAGTCGCGGATGTCGCCGATGGTCTCGATCTTGTCCGCCGAGTACGGGTTCAGGCCCTTGATCTCGAGGGGCAGCGGGCGCGGCCAACCCGTCATGCGGATCTTGGCGTCGGCGTGGCCGGTGAGTTCCCGGTCCCGATCGTGGTAGTCGCGCTCACGCTGGACGATGTCGCAACCCATGGCCTCGAGTTCGCGGACTATGTAGCGCTCCAGATTGTTGCCGAGGTCGAAGATGGCCTGGAGCTCGGGCGGGTGCGGCTGGCGCAGTTCACCGGCCGTGCGCTCGTAGAACAGGAAGCGCTCGCACTCGTGGCCGATGGAGGACGCTCGGGAGGTGTGCGCCGCCGAGACGCGGACGCGGGACTTCTTGAGGTCCCAGAAACGCTCCCGGAGCTGCTCGGCCGGGGAGAGCGCCGCCGGCATCGCTTCCTGTGTGGTCGCTTCCATGGTGTTCCCCTGTTCGTAAAGTGCGGTCGGGCCAGAGATAGGAACCGGGCGGCCCGACCGTCCTGCTGCCAGCTCATTCTGGCGAGCAGGGCAAGATCAGAACTGGCAGTCTGCCTCCGCTTCCGCCCTGAGCAGGCAGGACGGGGCGAGGTGCTGGCCCCCGCAGCTCCCGCAGTCCACGAGCAGGGGGAGCGGGGAGCGCGGCGGGGGCGCCACAGCGTGGAGGCCGAGATCCTTGGCCGGCCCGGAGAGGAAGAAATCGGGGCCGTACCTGGTGAGGTTGTCGCGGCTCATCGCGAGGTTGGCGGCCTCCATGCCCGCCCAGTCGCCAGCGAGCGAGGCCCGCAGCCACGCGGCGAAAAAGCGGCGGCCAGGGTCCCCTTCGGCATCCAGCAGCGAGAGCTCGGCGGCCTCCTCTATGCGCTGCGCCGCCTGGCGGGCATCCCGCGCCGCCTCGTATCGCTGCCGCAGCTCCTCGATCGTAGCCATGGTCACCGCTCCCCTCGGAGCTCGTGCGCCTCGTCGCGCAGCCGGTCCCGCTCGTCATCCGCGTGAGCTGCTGCTGCGTCCTCTTCGGCCTCCCCTGCCTGCTCGATCGCCGCGTCGCGGATGGACGCCAACTCCGCGCGGGTGAGCTCGTCGGTGACACGCAGGATCGAGCCGCTCGCCGAGCGGATCTCCACGACCTCCGCGCTCGGCGGGCAACCGGGGCTCCATCCGCCGGGGCCGCCGATGCTGCGGTTGTAGTGGTCGGGGCTGCCCGGCTCGATCTCCACGTCGATCTCCACGTCCAGTTCAATGGTGCGCATGACCGTGACCAGCATGTGTCTCCTCCTCCACCTTCGCGACCAGGTCCTCTCCCTCGTACCCGCAGACGTGCGCCGCCATCACCGCCTCTGAGCTCGTTTGGCGACGCGTGCTGAATGACCAGCGGCTCCCGTCCGAGCCCTTGCCCTCGAGATGCCACAGGGGCCCGCGCTCGGAGCGCGTCACGGCCGCCCCCTGCGCACCGTCACGTGCTCTGGCTCTCCGAGGGTGGCGATCGGGGCGAGGAGCGCAAGCAACGACGCGGCGGCGGCGAGGAGGGCGACGATCATGGCGCCCTCCCGGTTGCCTTCGCGATCGCGGCGTGGGCGGCGCAGGTGATGCACCCCTCAACACCGTCGCAGTCGCACGGGTCAGGGACCACCGCTCGCAGCGCCTCGAGCATCTCAGGCGCGGCGGCGAACAGGGCCGCGATGCCCTCATAGCCGGGACGCCGATGGACAGTCGCGATGATGGTTGTGTCGTCGCGAGCCAGGATACTCACCGGCTCCAAGCCGCCCAGCATCTTGCTCGCCGAGTACGGCGGCCGGGCGTCCGGCGTGAAGGTCTCCACCTCCAGAAAGCGTGGCTTCGCCTTGTCGCTCACGGCGACACCGTCTCTCTCCGCTCCGCCAGCGTGACCACGTAGCCGAGCGACCGCAGCGCGGAGAGGACCGCCCCCCGCGTGCCCCTCCAGTACAGCGGCCCGGTCCTCAGGTCGATGCGGAAGTGGCCTGGGCGGATCTCGGTGATGACTGCGGTTTTCATGGCGCCGCCTCGACCTTCACCGGCTCGGCCTTCGGTTCCGGGCGCCGCATCGTGAAGCAGACCGGCATCAGGTAGCCTTCGCCCTCGGACTCCTCCACGCGCACTCGGATCGGGTCGATGGTCGCCTGCCCCGCATCGACACGGAACGTCAGGATCACCTGGGGCTTATTCGGCTCCGCGCCGAGCGCCTTGGCGATGGCGAGCAGGAACCGCGCATCGAGGCTCACAGAGGCGGTCCCTTCGGCGCCCTCCTCCGGCGCGTCCTTCACGGCCGGTCGCCAGTCAGGGAACTTGGCCTTGCCCCAGCGCTCGAGCTCGGATTCCCCGTCGCGCGCCAGAGTGAGCTGACCCCGGCTCTTGAAGCCGGACTCTTCGCCCTCCTTCTCCGGTTCGGCGGGAATCGCCACGAGCATCCGGCCATCGGTGGCGATGACCTTCCGCTCGCCCGCGTCGAAGTAGGGTTCCGACAGGTTGTACCGGGTGTCGTCCGTGGAGACGCACAGCTCCGGTCTGTAGCGTTTGTCCATCTTCATGGTGCGTCTCCCCTGTCCTGCGCTGTCCGTCCGCTACGACCGCGACCACGACCCCGACCGCGACCACGACCGCGACCACGACCGCGACCACGACCGCGACCACGACCGCGACCACGACCGCGACCACGACCACGACCACGACCGCGACCGCGACCCCGACCCCGACCGCGACAGCGACCGCGACCGCGACCCCGACCGCGACCCCGACCCCGACCGCGACCCCGACCCCGACCGCGACCACGACCACGACCGCGACCCCGACCCCGACCGCGACCCCGACCCCGACCGCGACCACGACAGCTCGTAGCCGAGGCGGAGCACCGCTGCGCTCGCGGCCATCTCAGATCACCAGGCGCGGGAGGCTGTGCGGCCACGGCGCGACATCGACGACAGCGCCAATCGCCACCAGGCACGAGCCCGGGTAGGGCTCCACCTCGGAGAGCTTGCCGGTCCTGAGCGCCTCGGCGAAACGGCCGGTGTCAGCCACCCACGCGGCGTCCTCGAGCGCGATCCACCGCTCCGACTCGCCCGCAACGCGGCCCGTGAAGTAGTGGGTGACGGTGCGGATGATGACGTTCTCGCCGACCGGGATACCTGTGAAGCCATTCGCCTTCGCCGTCCTCTTCGCCGCCATGCGTCCTCCCCTTGAGTTGCGTTCGCCTGCGCTGTCCGTCTCCTGCTCATCCCGCCGCGGCGCGGGCCTTCCCGGTTGTGGGATCGGGTTGGTTGGGCCCGGTCCGCCCCGCTGCTTGATGAGCGATGCATCCAACGTTGGGGAGCCTACCAAGCTTTCCGTTTGGGCGCAAGCCCAACAACACGCACCCGCAAAAGGGGCGTGATGTAGAGGTGTTGGTAGATGGGGGGCCTACTCGGGAGGCAGGGACCGAGCGAGCGCCGCTAGCTCTGGTCTCAGCTCGTCAACCACGTCCAGCAGCGACCGTAGCGCGTCTTCGCGCTCTCCGCCGCGCGCCATGAGCTCGGCGAGCTGCGCGACGTGGGACAGACGCGATGCGTGGGCGATGACGGCGGTGGGGGACTGCTCGGTTTCGGCGGCGGCATCCATAAGGGGCGACCTCGCGAGAGAAAGGTCTAGCCCTGCGACAATGAGTCGCGCAAGCCGCACCCACAGACGAAAAGGGGTGCGAAAACGGCTGCTGCCGTGGCTCAGTGCGCCATACGGCCAGCCGCCGTGTCCCGGATGGCGGCCAGGACGGCCGCCTCACGGCGCGAGACGAAGGGCCACCCGGGACCTACATCCGCTTCGCGCGCGATCTGCCCGATCTGCTCGATGGTGAAACGCTCGTTTCGGTAGCCGATGAGCTTGTGTCGGAAGTCTGGGGCCTCCATCCCCAGGGCAGCGGCCAGCCGCTTGGACGTCCCTCGCCCCTTCGCCGCTATAAAGGACTGCACCTCGCGCATCACCGTTTCGTAGCTGATGGCTTCCCGGCTCATGTCTGGAACGCTAGCCGAATCCACGGGTTGCGCTAGATCTGTTAGTTGGTCTTGCACCCAAACGCGCTCCTTGGTAGGCTTACCAACCATGGTGCGACCGCTCCCTGCTCCGCTGGCTGTCACGTTCGGGAGGGCGGTGCGCCGACTCCGCGATCGCCGAGGCATCTCCCAGACGGACTTGGCGAGGGCCGCCAAGATGGATGCTGGCGACCTCTCGCGACTCGAGCGTGGACTGGTGGGCGAACGCGGTCCCGGTCTCGGCCTCGTGGAGCGCCTCGCCAAGGCGCTGGACGTCCCCGCCTCCCGTCTCCTCTCCTCGTCTCGACCCTGAGTTCACCATGCGATCTCCTTCGCACCTCGAATCGTGCGCCCAGGGCCACCGTCAAGAGGAGTCATTCGCGTTGCCGACGTCCGACGCTGGCTCCCTTCCGGAGCAGCCAGAGCTGGGATTCGACTTCAAATCTCAAGTGGATGGCGCAGCGGCGGTGCTCCTCGACAAGATCACGAGGGCGATCGACGCGAGCGGCAAGCGGGGGGACGGGTTCGCGGCGGACCTCGACCTCGACCCGGCGCAGCTCTCTCGCGCGCTGCGGTCCCGGGGCGCTCACTTCTCCGTCCGTTGGATGCCGGCGGTGATCTGGCGGGACCGGGACCACGCGGTGATCCGCTTCCTCGCGGCCATGGCGGGCGGCGAGTTCGTCCCGAAGCCGAAGCGGTCCCGCGAGGACGAGAACGAGGCGCTTCGCCGGTACGTCGAGGAGCACATGGGGGAGCACGGTCTGGACGTCATCAAGCATGCGCTTGGGGGCGAGTCGTGAGCGAGACCGCCCCGGTCCAACTCCGCCGTCGCTCGCGCGAGGAGCGCATCGCCTACTTCCAGGGCCGCGTTGATGCCGTCGCGGCGAGCATTGCGGGCCTCGCGGCCGAGCTCAAGCGCCGCCGGATGATGCTCCGGCTCCTGCGCAAAGGGCTAGCCGTTACGCGGAGGATGCCGTGACCGAGACCGCCCCGCTCAGCGCGCCTCTCTACGATTGGTGCGCGGCGTGCCAAACGTCCTACGCCGACCTCTTCACCCACAAGTGCAGCAGGAAGCATAGGGCCAACGCAGCAACCACGAGAGGAGAGACGGATGGCGATGATCGGACAGGGGTTCAACGCGGTCCCGGCCCAGGACTACCCGGCGCCGTGCAAGCCGTCGCCACCGCACGAGAGCGCGGCGCAGGCGTGGACCTCCTCGCGGAATCGGCTCGATCGGGCGATCGAGGCGTTGAACATCGCGAACGCGGAACTCGAGGAGGCGAGGAAGCTGGAACAGCACAACTGGGGGGCGCTGGAGGATACCGCGGGCCGCTCCCAAACGAAGGCGCAGGCCGGGACGATGCTGCCGCCGGGCGGGGTTCGGTTCGGCCCGTAGTCACCACGAAAGGAGGCGCTGATGAGTTGGTACTAGACCACGACACGATCGAGGAAACGAAGGGCGCGGCGGCCGGGCTGGTCGAGTCGGCCGCCGCGCAGCAAGGGGCGCGGCTCGGCATCGCGCCGATCGACGGCGACGTGACCGACCTTGCCGTAGAACGGATCTGCGCCGCGCTCTCGAGGTGCATCAACGTCGACGAGCTGCGCGACATCGTCGACAAGGCCATCGCGATCCGCGGCTACCACCGGCAGCGCGGCGCGTCGCTGCGCATCCAGAACCAGGCCGCGGAGATCCGGATCCAGGCCGAGCGCCGCATCGGCGAGCTGCTCCGCAACGACCCCGAGATCCGGCCTGGGCGGAAAGGTACTTCCGGAGGGACCATTCCCCGGACCCTCAAGTCCCTCAAGATCAGCAAGAACCAGTCGTCCATGTGGCAGCGCCTGGCCGTGCTCGACCTTGAGACGGTCAAGGCCCGCATCGCGCTTGCCACCGACAATGGTCTCGAGGCGACCACCTATCGCGTGCTCAACGAGGCCAAGGTGGTCGCGAAGGCGGCCGAGTTGGCGAAGAGGGACGAGGCTGCGGCGCCAACGCCCGCGCCGCGCTCCGCCGACGCGAGCGAAGAGGCCCTCCGCGAGATGGCGCGCGCCGCCTTCGAGGGCCCTCGCCACGCATTCACCGACGAGCTCCCGGATGACGCAACCACGGCGTTCCTCCGCGCCGAGGCGGTTCGGTTCATCGCCGACCTCGACACCTTCGAGGCCTCGCGGCTCAAGCGCATCGCACTCGAGCAGCCGTCCACCCCTTAGCCACCCCGAGAGGCCCGATGCCGTCCATTTGTCCATCCCGCCCCCTCTCCAGCGCGCAGCTCCTCGAGCTCGCGTCGCTCGTCTCCTTCACCGGCGCCAGCTACCGGGCGATCGCACTGACCATGGGGCTAAGAAGCCACGAGTGTGTGTGCTGGATCTGCGGGGGCGTCCAACCCCTCGGCTGTAGCGGCGTGTGCCGCGGGGGGCCTTCTATCGAGGAGCGCGGCGCCGAGCGCGCGAGGATCAGGGGGAGCGTCCGGTGAGCGACCACGTGGTTCACCTCGGAGACTGCCTCGACCCCGTGACTGGGCTCGCGTCGCTGCCGGACAAGAGCGTGGACCACTGCCTGACCGACCCGCCATACGAGGCCGAGGCGCACACGCTGCAGCGGCGGGTGAAGCGATCCACGGGAACACAGGATGGTGGGGCGTTTTTCAACCATGATGATCGTGTGGTCAAGCTGGACGCCCTCTCGTTCGAGCCCCTCTCGTTCGAGGTCCGCGTTGAGGCGGCGCGCCAGATCGCCCGCGTGACGCGGCGCTGGTGTGTCGCCTTCTGCCAGGTTGAGGCGGCGATGGCGTGGCGTGAGGCGCTGGTGTCGGCCGGGATGAGCTACCGGCGGACGGGTGTGTGGGTGAAGCCGGACGGCATGCCCCAGTACAGCGGTGATCGACCGGGGATGGGGTACGAGTCGCTGGTCATCTGCCACGCCCCGGGCCGCTCTTCTTGGAATGGGGGTGGGCGCCCGGGGGTGTGGGTGTTCAACAAGATGGGCCCCGAGGATCGGAAGCGCACCGGACACGAGACCCAAAAGCCTATTGCGTTAATGGAGGCGCTAGTACGTGACTTCACGGACGAGGGCGACACAATACTCGACCCCTTCGCCGGCAGCGGCACAACCATGATGGCGGCGAAACGCCTGGGGCGCAAGGCGATCGGCTGGGAGCGCGACCCCAGGTATCACGCAATCGCGGCCAAACGGATTACTACAGCGCGCGAACAATACGGACTTTGGGTGGGTGGCGCATGAAGCCCTTTTGGCCCAACCCGGTCTCCGGGAGCAACGTGAGCACAGCCAAGAACCACGCGGACGCGATCTGGCTCTGCGCTGCGGCCAGCGAGGCGGCGAAGGACAAGCGCTATGTGGACGCGCTGCGGATCGTGGGCGATGCGGCGCAGCTTCTTGGCCAACTCATCGTCGCCGACACGAAGGGTGCCCGGTGACGAAGGCGTCCTTCGCTCGCGCCGTGGCTGAGCGCCTCGGCCTCAACGAGGAGGCCATGCGCGAGGACCTCGGCATCAAGCGGCCGGTGCTGGCGCCGCTCGAGCCGGACGCGTTCATGCGATGGGCCTGGACCCGCGGGAAGGGAACTTCCCCGCAGACCCTGGGGGACCTCGCCTTCTCGCTGGGTGTGGACCCCAGTGTGATTCGGCGCGACTGGGTCCGGCTCGCGGCGCGCGTGCGGCGGAATCAGCGGCTCAACCTCGACCCATGGATGGGGATCGGCTGATGGCGCGCCCCGGCCTTCTCCGGAACCGGAAGTTCGTCCGCATGGAGCGGATGAAGGGCATGACCAAGGCGATCGCCCTCGGCTCGCTGGAGCTCATCTGGAGCGCCGCCTACGAGACCGGCGAGGACTTGGTGGGGACCGCCGAGGACGTCGAGTTGGCAGCCGACTGGCGGGGCGAGCCGGGACTCCTCTTCGCCGCTCTTCGGGACGCCGGACTACCCGGCCCTGGCTTCATTGAGGAGGCTCCGGAGCGGCCCCGCATGTGGCGCATCCATGACCTCTACGACCACGCTCCAGACTACGTACAGCGCCGCATGGAGCGGGAAGCCGAGCGTCTAGCGAAGGGCCGAACGATCTCGGACATCCGCTCCGAGGCGGCTAAGGCCAGGTGGAACAAAGAGAAAGATGCAAACGGATGCAAGCGTCCGCCACTTGCTGACCCGCAGGATGCAAAGGTGCTCACTCCCGCTCCCGCTCCCGCTCCCAAAGAAGAAGCACTTGTCTCCGAAGCTCCCGCTTCGGGCGACGCATGGGGGCGGGTGAGCGAGCTTTGGGGCAGCGTGTGCGTCCCCGCCGGGTTCGCCAAGGCTCGCGGGACGCCGCTGCAGAAGAAGGCAGCCCAAGCCCGCATGCGCGAGGGTGGCTGGTTCGAGGCCTTCGCTGCGGCCTGTAGGCACGCGGCCGGGGATCCCTTCTACCGCGGCGGCGGCAAGACGGGTTGGGTGATGGACCTTGGGTGGCTCTTGAAGCCTGGGAACACCGAGAAGACAGCCGATCGCGCAACGACACGGAGAGCGAATGGACACACGTCCCAGCACGACGCCGAACTACTCCGGGCGCTCGCAGAAGCCGAACGAGACGCCTCAAGTCCCGAGCCTCCAACCAGCGACAGCGGCGATGGAGGAGGGCTTCGAAGCTCTCCGCCGCTCGACCCGGTTGAAGACGATGTGGCCACGAATGGAAAGCCTCTGTCCGCCGCGGTCCGAGCGCTTATGGTTCATCGGTGGCCAGCCGGGAAACTTCAAGACGCAACTCATGTGGAACCTCGCGCTGTCACTGGCAGAACGCCGACACCGGGTGCTTTTCGTTTCCCTGGAACAGACGACGGGTGAGATGGCCGTGGGCGCCGTCGCCAGGTACTCGCGCATTCCACTCGGCGTGCTGGAGCGGGCGCAGAGCGGCGAGACGCGCCTAACCGAGTCGCAGCACGTAGGGCTCGCCACGGCATCGCAGCGAATGGCCGAGACGGAGTTGTTCCTGCGGCTCCATGGCGCAGACCAGCACGGGCGCGGACTCGAGGACGTGATCCGAAGCGCTACCCGCTCCAACTTCGATGCCGTGTTCATCGACCACATCGGCATGATCGGCCGGGATGACGGCAACGAGCTCGAGCAGCTCTCCGCCGCGATCGACAGGCTGCGCCGGCTGGCTAGGGGGTCGGTCGTGAAGGGCTACACCCCGTTCGTCTGCGCCACGACGCCGCTCAAGCGCGATGCCGCCACTGGTGACGAGGAGAAGCTGCCGGCCATCACCGACTTTCGCGGCTCGAGCCGCCTCGAGTACGACGCCGACGTTGCGATCATCCTGCGGCGGCGCGCGCGCAAGGGCGAGGAGGAGAGCGGCGAGCCGACGCTCGTCGACGGGTTCGTACTCAAGAACCGGCAAGGCCCCTGCCCGGCGGTGCTGCAATTCGAAGCGCAAGGGGCGATCTGTTTCGTGAACGAGCACCACAAGCCGGAGCCGCAACCACCCCGGCACTGGCAGGAGAACGACCGATGACCGCCGCTCTCGCCTCGCTGTCCCTCCTCGTCGGCCTCTGGCTCCTCCGCCGGAACCGGAAGCGGTGCTGGTTCCCCCGGGAGCGAGTGAGGCACCCGGAGAGGCTCACGGGAGCTGTGTGGCCGGAGAGCTCCAACCGCCGGGGGTGGCCGTGACCTGCTTCGCCACCTGCCCACCCTGCCCTGGGTGCGAGAAGCTGCGGGCGAGGCTGGCCGACCTCGAGAGGGGGCGGGACCAGCTCGCCTTCCAACTCCAGGCGGCCAAGGCCGATGCGCAGTTCTTCCGCGAGCGCGAGGCGGCGCAGAACGGAGCGGGCAAGTGATGCGCTGGCTACGCGGACTCTGGCGGCGCTGGCAAGAGCGCTGCCCACGGTGCGGAGGGATCCTGCTCTACGGCCACGAGTTCCAGCGCGAGTACGTGGTCTCGTGGAGCCGCTGCCCAGAGTGCGGGTGGGAGTCCAGAACACATGGCTAGCCCGACCTCTCGCAGCCTCGAGTACCTGCGCGGCGGCGGATGGCTCCCCGCCGTGGTCGAGCAGACCATCCCGCGCACGTTCATCAAGCGCGACCTCTTCGGCGTCGCTGACATCCTCGCCGTGAAGGCCAAGCGGCGCCCGGTCCTGGTGCAGGTCACGAGCGCATCGAACGTCTCGGCCCGTGTGGCGAAGATCCGCGCCTCCGAGCACCTGCCGGTCCTACTCGACGTGTTCACGTTCGAGGTCCACGGCTGGGCGAAGCCGACCAAGACCCGCCGGCAATGGCGCCTACGGGTCGTCACCATCGACGCGACCGGAGCAACCGACCACGGCGAGTTGCCGGCGGAGGGCACAGGGACATGACGCACCACGCAAGGCTCGTCCATTGGCAGTGCGCCGGTTGCGCCCTCATCCGCACCACCTACCCGGAGGGATACCCGCGCAACTGGAGCCACCGGGCCGGGCGCGACCTCTGCTCGACCTGCCGGCGGCGAGAGGGGCTCACGGGTCCGGTAGGGCTTGTCAAACGAAAGCGCGACGTCACACTCAGCCAAAGGAATGGCTGAGAGCAGCGCACCATCAGCGAAAAAGCGTCGCGGCCCAGGCCGACCGTTCCAGGCTGGCCAAAGCGGCAACCCCGGCGGTCGCCCCAAGGGCATTGCCGAGCGCGTAAAGGCGCTGGTGGGTAAGGACGGGCGCAAAGCCATCGAGATCCTGTGGGACATCGCATCAGGCAAGCTCACCATCACAGCCTACGCGGACGGCAAGCCATACGATGCTGAGCCGTCGTTCAAAGACCGACGAGAGGCCGCCATAGCTCTGCTGGACCGCGGGTTCGGTAAACCGGCGCAACCGCTGACAGGGGAAGACGGCGGGCCGATCGCGGTGACAGCGATCGAGCGCGTGATCGTCGACCCTGCGAAAACATGAGCACCCTGCGCATCCAAACTCCGCGGGCGTTCGCTCCGCTCCTCGAGCCGGCCAGGTACAAGGGGCTACACGGTGGGCGCGGATCCGGGAAGAGCCACTTCTTCGCGGAATCGCTGGTAGAGCGCTGCCTGATGCAGCGTGGAACCCGCTGGGCCTGCATCCGTGAGGTGCAGAAGTCGCTGGAACAGTCAGTGAAGCGGCTCCTGGAGGACAAGCTCGAGTCGATGGGCGTGGGTCCGTCGTTCGAGGTCCAGAAGTTCGAGATCGGCACACCCGGAGGCGGGGTGGTCATCTTCCAGGGCATGCAGAACCACACCGCCGACAGCATTAAAAGCCTGGAAGGATTCGACGGTGCGTGGGTGGAGGAGGCGCAGAGCCTTTCGCAGCGCTCGCTCGACCTCCTGCGGCCCACGATCCGCAAGGAAGGCTCCGAGATGTGGTTCTCATGGAACCCGCGCCATGAGACCGACCCGATCGACAAGCTCCTGCGCGGCGAGCACGCGCCGCCTGGCGCCGTCGTCGTGGAGGCCAACTACGGCGACAACCCGTGGCTGCCGGACGTGCTGCGGCAGGAAATGGAGTACGACCAGCGGCGCGACCCGGACAAGTTTGCCCACGTGTGGAAGGGCGGATATGTGCGCGCGAGCGAGGCGCGTGTCTTCCGTAACTGGCGCGTGGAGGAGTTCGACATCCCCGCCGACGCGATCATTCGGCAGGGCGCGGACTGGGGCTTCGCCGTCGATCCAGCGGTGCTCGTCCAGTGCTACACGATCGGTCGCACGCTCTATGTGCCGTACGAAGCGTGGATGATCGGATGTCAGATCGACAACCTGCCGGACCTGTTCGCCACGGTGCCGGGCTCGGCCCGGTGGTGGATCACCGCCGACTCGGCCCGGCCCGAGACAATCGCGCACATGCAGCGCCACGGATACCCGAAGCTTGGCCCTGCGGTGAAGGGCGCCCGCAGCGTCGAGGAGGGGATCGAGTTCCTGCAGTCCTATGACATCGTCGTGCACCCGCGGTGTCGGCACACGATCGACGAGCTCACGCTCTACAGCTACGAGACCGACCCACTCACGGGCGCCGTGATGCCGAAGCTCAAGGACAAGTACAATCACGTGATCGACTCGCTGCGCTACGCCTGCGAGGGCGCGCGCCGGGCCGTGAAGCCGGGTGTGGTCGCGGTTTCGCGGCAGCCTCGCGCTCCCACGGGATGGATGGCTTGATGAGCGACAAGACCAAGGCCATCATCGCCACCGCTCTCGAGCGCTTCAAGCGCTGCGAGGAGGCTGAGTCAGAGAACCGGGGCAGGTCGCTGGAAGACCTCGAGTTCAGCCTCGGGTCGCAGTGGGATGAGGCTGTGCGGCGCGCTCGCGAGACGGACCCGAACGGTGCCCGGCCGTGCCTCACCGTCGACAAGATCGATCAGTACGTGAGGCAGGTCGTGAACGACGCGCGGCAGAACAAGCCGGCGATCAAGCCGCGCGCGAAGGACGCGGGAGCCGACATCGAAACGGCCGAGGTGTTGGCCGGCATCGTGCGCCACATCGAGGACCAGTCGTCGGCCGACATCGCTTACGACACCGCCGTGGAGATGGCAGCCCGCGCTGGCTTCGGCTTCATCCGCGTAGTCACCGACTACTGCTACGACGAGGGCTTCGAGCAGGACATCCTGATCCGCGAGGTAGCGAACCCGTTCGCGTGCTACGTCGATCCGGACGCGCTACAGGCAGACGGCTCTGACGCGCGGTACGGCTTCGCCTGGGAGGACATGCCCCGCGAGCAGTTCGAGGCCCAGTACCCGGACGCGGACGCGAGCGGATTCGACGCTGGCAGCGAGAGAGCGGACTGGATCCGCAAGGATACGGTCAGGGTGTGCGAGTACTTCTCGGCCGAGGACGAGCCGCGCCGCGTGTGGCAGGGGCAGGACGGGCAGGCGTCGGAGACGGAGATCGAGGGCGCTGCGAGCCGCACGGCGAAGCGCCGCAAGGTGATGTGGCGCAAGATCACCGCGCGTGAGGTGCTCGAGGAACGCGAGTGGCCGTCCAGGTACATCGGAATCGTTCCGGTGTACGGGCACCGCATCAGTGTCGAGGGCCGGCGCGTGACGCGGTCGATCGTCGGGTCGTCGAAAGACGCGCAACGCATGTACAACTACGCCGCGTCCGCGTTCGTGGAGCGCGTGGCGCTCACTCCGAAGGCGCCTTTCATTGCGACCGTGAACCAAATCGAGGGGCACGAGGCAACCTGGCAGACCGCGAACACCGGCAACTATTCGGTGCTGCCGTACAACTCGGACCCAAACTCACCTCCTCCGCAGCGCCAGCCCGCGTCGGACATTCCGTCCGGATGGATGGCCGTCATGCAGTCCATGGAGCACGACATTCAGGGCGCGCTCGGCATGTACAATGCTGCGGTGGGCGCGCCCAGCAACGAGAAGAGCGGGCGCGCGATCCTGGCGCGGCAGAAGGAAGCGGACGTCGCGACGTTCCATGTGATCGACAACCTTAGCCGCGCGATCAGACAGGTCGGCCGGATCGTGATCGACCTCATCCCGCGCATCTACGACACGGCGCGCGTGGTGCGCATCCTGGGCGAGGACGGATCCGAGGAATTCGCGCGCATCGACCCGGAGCAGGAGGAGGCACGCCGGGACATCCGCGACGTGAGCGGGCAGGTCATCGAGCGGATCTACAACCCCGGCGTGGGCCGCTACGATGTGACGGTGACGGTCGGCCCTGGCTACTCGACCAAGCGGCAGGAAGCTGCCGAGTTCCTGACACAGGTGGTGCAGTCCTCAGACGCCATGATGCAGGTTGCTGGGGACCTGATGTTCAAGGCGCTCGACATGCCGTATGCCGACGAGCTCGCCGACCGCATGCGTAAGATGATGCCGCCGCAACTCCAGGAACAGGCGGGGCCCCAAGTGCCTCCCGAGGTCCAACAGCGGATGGAGGCCATGGGGCAGCAGATGGCGCAGCTGCAGGAGCAACTGTCCGCGGCGGCGGCGCAGCTCGGCGACAAGCGCATGGAGTACGAGGGTAAGAGGGCGGACCTGTTGATCAAGGAACGCGAGCTCGCGATCCGCGAGTTCGACGCCGAGACGAAGCGGATTCAGGCCGTGCAGGGCGGGATGGGGCCGGAGGCGATCCAGGCGCTCGTGCTCGACACGCTGGCTCATGTTGCGGCGCCGCCGGAGCCGCTCATCCCTCCCGAGCAGATGAGTGTAGAGACCATGCCTAGCGGTGGGCTTTCACCGCGAGAGGAGCAAAATGGCTGACGAGATCACCGCACCCGAGCCCACGGCGACGGTCACACCAGCGCCGACGCAGGGCGACAGCACGCAGACCCCAGCTCCGGAGACGAGCGACGGCGCGGAGACGCAGGACGCCAAGCCGGATGCCGGCGGAGACGACCCCGAGCCACAGCGGCCCGCGCTACCCAAGGGTGTGCAGAAGCGGATCGACCGCCTGACCCGCGAGAAGTACCGGCTACAGGCGGAGCTCGAGGTGGCGCGCAAACAGGCGCCGCAGCCCGAGCCGCAGGCCAAGCCGGCGGCGGACGGTGCGCCGAAGCCCGATCAATTCAAGAGCTACGAGGAGTTTCTCGAGGCCCGCGCCGAGTGGAAGGCAGAACAGCGGGTGGGGACCCTCCTCGGCGAGCTGCGCGAGAAGGCACAGCGCCAGGCCGGCCAGGCCGAGCAGGAGAAGTTGCAGTCCCAGTGGGAGAAGCGCGTCGGTGAGGCGCTGACCACGTACGACGACTTCGAGGAGGTGGCCCTCTCGCCAGAGGTGCCGATCTCTGAGCCGATGATGGCTGCCATCCTCCGTTCGCCGAAGGGCGCGGACGTGGCCTATCACCTCGGCAAGAACCGAGAGCTTGCTGCCCAGATCGCGGGGCTCGACCCCATCGGTGCCGCCATCCGCATTGGAGAGATCGCGGCGACCATCACCAAGCCGGCACCGAAGAAGACCAGCGACGCCCCCGCCCCGATCAACCCGGTCGGCGGAC